CGAAATGCAACCGCTGGCCCGGCGGGGGGCGCCCACGCCGGGCCAGCGGTTGCATTTCGGCGAGCATGTCGCCCGTGATTTCCATGGTGTCCGGGTCTTGTTCGATGCCCCGGGCAATGGCGGCATCTTCGGCCGCCGTGGGCTGGATCAGCCCCACTTTCTTAGATTGCTTCATAAGCCTTGACCTCTCTGGAGTTTGCCTTGCGGAGACTGACGATTCGCATGGTCTGCCCGCGCTGCACGAACACCACAACGTACAGCCGTTGCCCGATGACAGCGAAGCCGATTTCGCGGACTTCGCCGTAGTCCCGGCGCGCATCCGGCATGCACAGAACATCACTCCATTCGATGTGGCCCGCCATCTCCAGCGAAACGCCGTGCTTGTCGATGTTGGCCTGATTCTTGGCGGGGTCGAATTCGATGTCCATGGGAATTATTGTACATACGATAATTCCCAGGTCAAGGCTTTTTTGTATGTACGTTAATTGTCGTCGCCCGGTGTTTCCGTCGCCGCATCATCCGCATCATCCTGGGCCTGCGCATCGCCATCGCCCTGGCGCTCCAGCTCGATCTGCGTGGTGAAGCCGCCATCGCCCAGGGCGTGCTCCACGGACTTGACCAGCCAGCCCTCGCCGTCAATCTCGGGCTTGAAGCCCTCCACGGTCACGGCCGCCTGCGGCATGAGGTGGGGCCGGCCCAGGGCCAGGGCCAGGCTCAGGGTGGCGGCGCCACGGTCCACGCGCTGCATCTCCGATTGTGCGGCCTGGCGCGCGGCCTCGGCGCTGGCGAAGGTGTCTTTCAGGGTCTTGATGCTGCCAGTCTTGGAGCCCGCCAGCACGCCCTTGCGGCGGGCGCGCTTGCCGTCCGTCCAATAGGCGCGCACGCCCGTGTAGTTGGTGCGGTCTGCGGTGTGCCAGCGGTGCTGGTCGCCCGATGCGCGGGTGATGTGCATGGGGGCGATGGGCTGGCCGCTGGCATTGGTGCGGCTGTTGGTGCGAAGAAAGATAAGCTGCCCCTTTTTGACCGTGGCCACGGCGTCGTGCTGGCGGGCCAGGCGCGAGAGGAAATGCAGGTCCGATTCGTTGGTCTGGTCGATGTGCTGCACGCTGCGCGCGGCCAGCTCGGGGGCGATGCGCGCCGGCAACTTGTTGCGCGCGGCAATGTCTTGCACCACGGCGCCCACGGTGGTGTCGTGCCAGCTGCGGCTGGCGCGCTCGCGCAGGCTCTTGGCCATGTCTGCGCTGCGCGCACGTACGCTGATGCGGTCAGGGCTGCCGCCGTGCTCCACCTCATCCACCACAAAGCTTCCCTTGTCCACCAGGCCCTCATTGAGCCAGCCCAGGCGGATGGAGATGGTGGCGCCCTTGGGCGGGATGGCCATACGGCCGTCTGCGTCGTCCAGGGTAAGGTCCAACTGGTCGGCCTCTTCGCCGCGGCTTTCGCGCAGGCGCAATTCGATCAGGCGTTTGCCGACTTTGGGGGTGATGTTGACGCCGTTGATGGTGAGCTGATAGTCCGGCTGCTGGTAGGCGCCCGTGGCCTGGTTCTCGGTGCCTGCCATCACATCCACCAGTCCCAGAAATCGCCATCATCCCAATCTCCACCCGTGCCGCCATCGCTGCCGCCGCTGGGGTCGGCCTGGGCGTCGTCGACACGGGCCAGCTCCACGCTGAAATCAATGCGGCGGGGCAGGCCTTCCTTCACGAACACGCTGCCGTTTTCGCTCAGGCGCTGGATGACCCAGGCGCCCAGGTTGTCCCCGGCCCCGTTGACCATGGCGTATGCGCTGCCGGCGTCGGCCATCTTGCGCAGTTCGTCCAGGGTCTTGCGGCCGCCACGGAATTCGGGGACGAAAAGGCCGGTGAATGTGATGGTGTCATCACCCTGGCCCACGTACTGGCGCGCCGGCCGGGCGCCCACGCGGCTATTGCTGGGGTGGCGCCAGTCGGTGGCGCGCTGCATCTCTTGATACGCAACCGTATCGAGGCCAAAGACAAATTGGCCCAGGGTCATCATTGGCATGGGTGGGCTCCTATCCCTCGGTGTCACTGAGCTGGCTGAGCACGCGGGACTTTTTGGCGCGTTCGCGCTTGTCCAGCTCGGCCGCAACGGCGCGGGCTATGTCCTTGGGGTCCATGCCGGGCGCTGCGTGAATGGTGATGTTGATGGGGCCGCTGGGCGCCGCCATGGGCGCGCCAGCGCCGGCCGCATTGCCGCCACGCCCCAGGGCGCTGCCGCTGGGCGCCATCAGCGGCGCGGGCGCCGTGATGGGCATGGCCTGGACAGAGGCCAGTGCGTCGGTGCCGGCAGCGGCCATGGGTGCGGCGGTGACGCCGGCCAGGCCCACGGCAGCCGCTGCGGCCAGGCCCTGGCCCTTCTGGATGCCCAGGGCCGCGCCTTCGGACACCCAGCCGCCGTATTCCATGAAAACCCGGCTCGGGCTGGCAATGCCCAGCGTTTCCTTGAACCATTGGCCCACGGATGTTGCGGCTCCCACCACGGTGTCTTTCAGCGCGGTGAGCTTGGCGGTCACGCCGCTGATGAGCCCATCGATCAGCTGTCCGCCAATCTCCACGAACCGGCCCGCCAGGCCCTGCAGGTCAGTCCACAAGGACATGGCGCCGGCCTTGATTTCTTCCCAGCGCGTGACGATGAGATAAGCCGCAGCGGCCAGGGCCACCAAGGCGATGATGACCACGCCGATGGGGTTGGCCGCCAGGGCGGCATTCATGACCCATTGCGCGGCCGTGAATGCCTTGCTGACGATGACCGCCGTGCGGCTGGCGGCCGCGCCTGCCACCATGGCCCCTGTGTGCAGCATCCAGGCCGCGCGCACGGCCACCAGCACGCCCTGCACGCCGAGCATGGCGCCCCGGATGAGGGCGAAACCGTAGCCGAAGGCGATGGCCGCCACCTTGCCCAGCACAAGCGCCGCGACGAACAGAACAATGCCGCGCGTGACTCCCGGGTAGGCCTGGGTGAGTGCGGCAAGTCGCTCCATCCACGGCGAAAGAATGGACAAACCGTCATTGAGCGCGGGCAGCAGGATGTTGCCCAAGGAGATGCCCATGGCCGCTGCCTGGTTGCTGGCCAGCTTCAGGTGGTTGGCGGTGGTGGCGGCGCGCTTTTCGTACTCGGCGCTGACGGCGCCGCTGTATTTCTTTTCATCGTTGACCTTGGCGAAGTTCTCTTTCAGGGTGTCCAGCTGGCTGAGCAGCGGTGCAATGGCCTTGATGGACTCTTTTCCAAACTCGGTTTGCAGGGCAGCGGCCTGCTGGTATTTGTCCAGGCCCTTGACCTTCTCGAAGATGCTGAGCATGGTGCCGGCCGCATCTTTTTGCATGCTCTTGGCGACTTCCACCGAGTCCAGGCCCAGGGCTTTGAGTCCTTCACGCTGGCTCTTGGTGGCGCTTTCGCCGGCCACCAGGGCCAGCATCAGATTCTGAATGCCGGTGGCGGCCACTTCCTCCTGCACGCCCATGCCGGCCAGGGTGGAGCCCAGCGCAGCGATTTCGCCGGCCGCCACGCCGGCCACGCCGCCCAGCGGACCCACGCGCGTGACGATGTTCAGGATCTGCTTTTCATTGGCCGCGCCCGTGTTGCCCAGCAGGTTGATTTTGTCGGTGAGCGTGGCCACTTCGGGAACGGTCATGCCAAAGGCAGATTTCATCTTGGCCATGGCTTCGCCCGATTCCTCGGCCGTCATGTTGAAGGCCGTGCCCATCTTTACGGCGTGCTCCACAAAGCCCACCCCGCCCTCGTCGCCCAGCAGCTGCTTTTCGTCCAGGCCGGACTGGCCGCCGAGGGCCATGATCTGGGCAATGTCCTTGGCCGCCATGGGCAGGCGCTTGGACAGGTCAATGGCGCTTTGGGACATGCGCTCCAGGCCGCTTTTGTCCAGGTCCATGACCTTGTCCACATCGGCCATGGACGACTCGAAATCAATGGCCATCTTCAAGGGCGCGGCCAGCGATGCGGCCATGGCGGCGCCGTCGAACAGGGCGCCGCGCGCATCGCCCCGGGCGGCCTTGTTGGCGTCCACGGCGGCGCGGTGCTTGTTGGTCAGCTCCTGCGCTTTGCGCTGGCGTTCCAGGGCCTTGGTGGTGCGGTCCACGGCTTCGCGCAGCTTGCCTTCGGCCTGGGCCGCATTGGTAATGCCCATTTCAGCCAGGCCGGCGCGCAGGCGTTTGGTCTGGTCAATCTGCCGCTGATAGGTGGCCGCGAGCTTTTGCACTGCGTCGCCAGCGGCGCGGTACTGCCCGCCTGCGGCCTTGGCCGCCTCGCCGCCCTTGAGCATTTCTGCCACCAGCGCCGCCTTGGCCGTGCGCGCGGCCTGCAGTTTGGCCTGCGTTTCGCGCAGGCTGGCCTGCATGGCGTTGGCCTTGCCCACGGCGGCCTGCTGCTGCTGGAGCTTGCGCAGCACGTCCTGGGTGCTGCTCACATCCGTATTCAGCGCCCTGGCGCCCGCGCCTATGCGCTTGAGCGGGGCGGAAACCCGGTCGGCCAGGTCCAGCAGTACCTGCAGCTTGAGCTTATCCATGCTTGTTCATCTGTTGGAAGCGGTCTGCAGCCAGAGCGCGCCAGTGCATCAGCTCGGCCAGGTCCATGGGGTCCATGTCGGCCGGCCGCCAGTGGAAGATCGCGGCCACGTCGGCCATGGCGTCCTCTACACGCTCAGGGATTCCATGGCCATCGCCTGATTGGCCTTGGCCGTCTGCAGCTGCTGCGCCGGCACCAAAAAATTAATCACCTCCGTAGATAGAGCCACTAGGTCCACGGGGTCAATGGCTGCCACTTCCTCCCGCGTCAGGGTGGGGGTGGTGATGCGCGGCAGCAGCAGCATCACCGACTCGGCGCGCAGGACCAGCAGCTCGGCCAGGTTGATGCCGCGCAGGGCGCCGGCCAGGGGCTTGCGCAGCTGCACCACGTCGATGACGCCAGCGCCACGCTGGATAGGCGTTTCCAGCGTGACGTTGACATGTGGGCGCGCTGCTGGGGCCTGGTCGGTGGTGCTGGTAGTGGTCTTGGCTTGGGTGTCCATAGGTGCCTCGTTGGTTGGTTGTGGTGAAAAAAAAGCGCCGGCCAAGGTAGTGGCCATGGCCGGCGCGAAGGGCCTTTTCCCATGCGGCCGGAGACAGACGGGAGGGGCGAAGAAAACTGTTTGCAGGTGGCGGGCGTCAGATGCCCAGCGCGGTGCGGGTCTGGGCCATGCGGTCTTCGCCGTGGACCTTTTCCACCAGGTTGACCAGATCGATTTCCAGGATGGTTTCGCCGGCCAGCACTTCCTTGTAGTAGCTCAGGCTGTACTTAAAGGTCTGCTCCACCATGTCGCCAGCCTTGGAGCTGCCGGGGTCGCGCTCGGTCAGGCGCCCACGCATGACGACTTCGACGGCCTCCACGCCCTCGCTGTCATCGGTCTGCAAGGCGCCGGCAAAGCGCAGCATCACGGCATCGTGCTTGGCGGCGCCCCATTGCTTCATGAGGCCCTTCATGTAGCCGGCGGCCTTGAGTTCAGCTTCCATCTTGTCCTGGCCCATGTCCAGATCAATGGGGCCGTTCATGCCGCCCGCCCGGTATTCCTCCACCTTGCGGGTGAGGGTGGGCAGGGTGACTTCGGGCATTTCGCCCATGTAGTTCTCGCCGTCGATGAAGGTGGCGAAGTTCTTGAGTTTGCGGGGCAGTCCCATGGTGTGGATCTCCTGTGTGCTGGAATGCGGCCGGGCTTACTGGCCGGTGCCCACGCGCATGGCGAAGTCGCCGAAATAGCGGTCGGTGATGCGCTGGCGGAATCCCAGGTCTTCCAGCGGCGGCACGGGCGTGTAGTCGTAGTCAAGCACCAGCTTGCCGGCCTTGAGCGCTTCGGTGGTGTTGACCTCGGCGTCGAACCAGGCGCGGCCGTCGAGGATGTAGCCCAGGGCCTTGAGTTCGCGGAACTTGGCATTGATGCCTTCCACGATGTCTTTCACCATGCTGGGGTGCATGGGCTTGTCGACAAAGGCGAAATGACCCTCTGCCATGGTGTCGGCCAGCACCTGGGCGGTGCGCACGCTGGACTCGAAGCGGAACAGTTCGTCCGTGCTGCAGGTGCGCGAACCCCAGAAGCGATAGCCCTGGGAGTTGATCAGCGTGGTGACGTTGCCCTCGTTCAGCAGGTTTGCGTCCGTCTCCGAGCTTTGCAGGTCGAAATAGACGTCCTTGCTGATGCCCACCGGGCCATTGAGCGGCACGTTGGAGAGGGTCTTGTGCCAACCCTGCTCCACGTCGATGCGGGCGCGTAGCCCCATCGCATAGGCCACGGCCGGCGCATTGATGGCCTTGTTTGCCGTGGTGTTCCAGGCTTTGAAATCGGGCCAGATGACCATGGTTTCCCGGGCGCCGAAACTCCCTGCATACGCCAGGGCCTCGCTCACATCGTCGGCGCCGTGGGCCTGCACGTAGGCCATGGCGCGCAGCTGGGTGGCTGCGGCCGTGAGCGCATCGGCCACGGGCTTGGTGTCCAGGCCCGGGGCACCCAGGATGCGGGGCTTTACGCCCAGCTGCTGCTGCGCGGTGATCAGCGCCTGAATGCCGGAGCGCTTGCCGCCCACGTTGTCGCCAACCACGAGGCTGGTCTGGTCGGCCTCGATTTCTTCGGGTGTTTGGCCTGCGCCCACGGGCACACGCACGATGACCAGCACGGGGCGGGACTGGTCCTTGATGAGCTTCAAGGCCTCGGGCAGCGTGCCCGTGGTGCCCGCCTTGTCCAGCGCTTTCTCGATGCTGGTGAAGAGGACAGGGGTATCGAAGGGAAAGGCATCGTCATCGGCTTCGGGGCCGGTGGCCACCAGGCCGATGACGGCCGTCGAGACGATGCGCAGCGTGGTGGTCCCGGTGTTGACTTCCGAGACGCGCACGCCGTGGTGGTAGCCGGCGAGTGACATGGTGATGGGCTCCTGCAGGGGTTCGGTGGGTGTGCGGTGTGTGCCTGCATGTTCCCCCGCCCGCGCGTAGGCGGCCAGCGATAGGGCCGGTGCGAGCCGGTGCTACCCCAAAGACAAAGCCCGCCGAGTGGCGGGCTTGCGGTGGTGGTGCGGGTGGCGCGGCCAGGTCAGGCCGGCAGTTCGTCCGGGCGCGGCGGCGTGTCTGTGATCTGCAGCGCGCGGCCGTCTGCGATCAGGCCCACG